TCACGAAGAACGAAGTCACCACGATTGATTACCTTGACCTTGGTGGTTATGTGTGGAAAGACCACGTCATAGACCGCAACTTCAGAATATGTGACAGCAACGAGTGCGATTTCAAGACATTCATCAGCAACATCTCAGGCTCAGAGGAGCAGAGAACCCTGTCGATGGAAAGCACCATCGGATTTTTACAGCACGGATACAAGGCTCTCGCCTACTGCCCCGCCGTCATCCTCAACGACGAGGTCATCAGCGACAACCCGGAGGGTGGCACAGGCAAGGGCTTGTTTATGAATGCGCTGAGCAAGATGAAGAAGCTGGTGGTGATAGACGGCAAGTCTTTTACCTTCGAGAGAAGCTTCGCCTATCAGTTGGTGTCGGCCGACACTCAGATACTTTGCTTCGATGATGTCAAGAAGTCTTTCGATTTCGAGCGGCTGTTCTCTGTGGTGACGGAGGGTCTGACTCTGGAGAAGAAGAACAAGGACGCCATCAAGATACCATTCGCCAAGAGCCCTAAGATTGCCATCACCACCAACTATGCCATCAAGGGTACGGGCAACAGCTTTGAGCGGCGCAAGTGGGAGCTCGAACTGCATCAGTTCTACAACAAGAACTTCACCCCGCAGGACGAGTTCAACAAGCTTATGTTCGAGGACTGGGACGACGACGAGTGGTGTGCCTTCGACAACTATATGCTGTCGTGTCTTCAGTATTACCTTGAGAAGGGCTTGGTGAAGAGCACCTTTGTCAACCTCAAGATACGCAGGCTGAGCGCAGAGACGAGCCACGAGTTCATCGATTGGTGTGGACTGGTAGAGGGAGGCCAACCCAACGAGTTGCTGGTGCCTTACGAGAAGCTGTACAAGCAGGACTTGTATCAGAACTTCATCCAAGAGAACCCCGACTACGCACCCAAGAGCAGGTTCACCATCTCTCGCAACAAGTTCTACAAGTGGCTCAAGGCTTACGCGGAGTTCGTCACAGGCGTCTCTCCTGACGAAGGCAGGGACTCACAAGGCAGGTGGATACGTATCCGCAACAAGCACGAGTTAGAGTACAACGGAACACTGGACTTCTGATGGATGAGGAATACGACATCGTAGATATAGAGCGAGACTGATGAAGGACAAGCAGGTGGGAGGGGGTCACTACAAGACCCTCGTCATAGAGCCTTGGGAGTATGCCGAGGCCAACAAGCTGACGTTTCTTGAGGGCAACGCCATCAAGTACATCAGCCGTCACAGACTGAAGAACGGCAAGGAAGACCTGCTGAAGGCTCTTCACTGCATAGAGTTACTAATCGAACACCATTACCAACAGAGCAATGATAGAACTAAGAGACTACCAGCAGGAGATAGCGGACAAGGCCTGCGAGATACTGACAAGAACGAACTGGTGCTACCTCGCGATGGAGGTCAGGACAGGCAAGACCCTGACGAGTCTGTCGATAGCTGACAACATCTACGGAGTAGACAACGTCCTGTTCTTGACCAAGAAGAAAGCCATCAGCAGCATCACCGCTGACAGCGACAAGCTGTGCCCTAGCTACGCCTTCTTCGTCGTCAACTACGAGAGCATACACAAGCTACCTCCTGTGTCGTGGGACGTCATCATCGTCGACGAGGCACACACGCTGGGTGCTTTCCCCAAGCCCAGCAAACGCGCAAAACAGGTGCGAGACTTGATACAAAAGCACCGCCCCTACGTCATCCTTATGAGCGGCACGCCTACCCCCGAGTCGTTTTCTCAGATGTACCATCAGGTGTATGGCATCCCGCGCAATCCGTTTGCGAAGTACGCCAACTTCTATAAGTTTGCCGCCGACTACGTAGACGTACGACAGCGCAAGGTCAACAGCTTTATGGTCAACGACTACAGCCGAGGCCACGAGTCCATCATCGAGGCTGTCAAGGACAACACGATACGCTATACGCAGGCTGACGCTGGCTTCGTCAACGAGATAAACGAGAAGGTGTTGATGGTAGACCTCGACGAGTCTACCTACCAGATGTGCAAGACCCTTAAGAACGACAAGGTGATAGAGGGCAAGAGCGAGGTGGTGCTGGCCGACACGCCCGTCAAGCTTATGCAGAAGCTACACCAGATGTACAGCGGTACGGTTAAGTTTGAGAGCGGCAACTCTATGGTGCTCGACTACAGCAAGGCTGACTTCATCAGGAGCCACTTCAAGGGACAGAAGATAGGTATCTTCTACAAGTTCGTCGCTGAGCTCGAGGCTTTGAAGAAGGTGTTCGGTGACGACCTCACCACAGAGCTGAGTGTCTTTGAAGACACAAGTAAATCTATAGCTTTACAAATCGTCAGCGGTCGTGAAGGTATAAGTTTACGTCAGGCCTCAGCTCTGGTGTACTACAACATCGACTTCTCGGCCACCAGCTACTGGCAAAGCAGGGACAGGATGACGACGAAGGAGCGCACAAGCAGTGACGTGTACTGGGTGTTCAGTCGTGGTGGCATAGAGCACGCCATCTACAACGCGGTGAAAGCCAAGCGGGACTACACTCTCAGACACTTCAAACGCGATGTTCTAAGTTTGTGATATGCGTGAACAACAGGTACAGACGAGAAGGATAAAGGAGCTGGAGGCTGAGGGATACTACGTCATCAAACTCCTTAAGACAAATAAGAATGGCATTCCTGACCTTCTTGCTATCAAGGCTAACGGAGATATTCTCTTCTCCGAAATCAAGACCGCATCAGGAAAGCTATCGAAGCTTCAGGAGTATCGAATCAAAGAACTACAGACCAATGGATTTCGAACAGAAGTATACAGAGGGTGATGACATTATGTACGGAGCGGACGAGTTGTTCTTGGACAAGCTTCACGATATGAGCAGGGCTCAGGGCGTTGCCATTATGAAGAAGATATCCAAGCACTCCCATCTGTTCGATGTGCTCAGTGACTTCCCCCAGTTTATGTCTTCGTATGTACGGAGATACGACAACACAGATTTCTTTTTCCGCTTTGAATTCTTGAGGGACAACGACTACCTGCTCCTGATAGATATACAAGAGATAGACTCAGATACTTACCTCGATGACTTCACCGAAAAAAATACCCTCGAAAATGCTTCAGGAGATGGACGCCCTACAGAAGATTGTTGAGAGCGTCTTCGACGTGGAGCTCAGAGAGAAGAACAGGAGCAGGACTTTCGTTGACGCTCGCAAGGTGTTTGCGCACGTCCTCACCAGACGTGGGTACACCTTGTCTGACATCGGTCGTTTTCTTGGTATCAATCACGCCACTGTCATCCACTACAACAAGCACTACGAGTTCAACCTCAAGCAGGACTCAATGCTCAGGACGAAACATCAAGCTGTGATGGATAGGTTCGAGGAGAAATACGACCCTATGTACACTATGAATATCAACCAGTTGCGAGAGCACTGCGTGAAATTTAAGCAACAAAGGAATCAGCTATCTTTGAAAGTGAGTGCACTTGAGAAACAAATAGCCGACTATAACAGAAGGCAAATCAAACTTAAACCACTTCACGACTTCATAGAGCAGAACGTCTGCCCCACGAAAGTCAACGAGTGTTTAATCCAATTCAATCGAGTTATCAATGGACTACGCAGAACAAATTGAAACCATAGTTTCCGACGAGAGCTGTGACAACACGAAGAAGGTAGACCTGCTACTGAAGCTTGACTGCTCGATGTATACCACCTTAGGCACCGACTCTACCGACGAGGAGAGAGATGCCATCAAGGCGTTGTCATCGAGGATATACCAAGCCATCAGCAATCTTGATGAAGATGTAGGCAGGATGCTTTTATCAGGGACATAAAGTATGAGCAACGCCAATCATTCAAAGAGTAAGAGACTGTCGTATGTCAACCATACGATGGCAAGACTGAATGATTGCGTGTCAGAAATCTACGAGTCTCTTGTTGACGAGGAGTACGATGACGTCAAGGCGCACATCAAGGCTTTACAGCTTGAGTTGAGAATGCTTCTCGACTCTGTAAAGAATGAGGCTGAAAGATGAAGACGAGATTTTTTCGTGGATAAAAGACAGGTTCATCCCTGACCTTCAGAAGCCCAGCAACGCCAATGAGATATACGATGCCATCAGCCACGACAAGAGGGTGGTCATCGAGTTCAAGTGTAGGCGTAAGCACTACGACAGCCTTATGATAGAGCGGCGCAAGTACGACAACCTGTTGCGTGTAGCTAAGGAGTTCGGCTATCGGTGCTTGTATATCAACGCCACGCCTAAGGGTGTGTGGTCTTTCGACCTAACGAATATGGCTGAGCCTAGGTGGTACAAGAAGAAGCTATTCAGCAAGACTCAGTGGAGCACAAGGAACAAGAAGGTAAACAAAGAGATAGCTATGCTTGAGCTGTCTCTTGCCAAACAGATAACATACGTATGACATCAGAAGAAGCTATGAATCGAGCGCGAGAACGCTGGGAAGAGATAGACAATGAAGGTTTAGACTGGAGGTCGTTCGCTAATGGATGGCTTGAAGGTAGGATAGACCTTATGAAACAACTGGATGAAAAGATGTCCAGTAAAATGACTAACAAAATGGACAACGAAAACAAGATAGAATGGCAATGAAAGTCCCAGTACTTAGATACTATGGTATGGATGCGGCGTTAGCTGGAGAGAAGCGCCATCCACAAGACCACCTCAGGGAGTTGGGCGTTCAGTATGGGTATGCCTCGTGCCATAGCGTGGCTGATGTATGGTTTTTCTGGATGCCATACGGCAATCTCGATGCGCTACCTGAGTGGATAACAGAGAACAACACAGACGTTGACCCTATTGAATTCTGGGGTGACGACAACGAAGAGTCTGTAGCTATGGGTCAGAAGATACTTGGTATTTACAACAAGATGAAGGATGAAAGCGATAATTGAATTCGACCTACCTGAAGACGAGTACGAATACAAGAGCGCTATCAATGGCAGTAGCTGGCGTAGCGTAGTTACGAGGATGGATGAGTTCCTGCGACAGAACGTCAAGTACAGGCAAGACCTGACGGAACGAGAGAGGATGGTC